CTATATCAGGATCTAACCCCATAGATTTAATGTAATCCCGAGAATCATTTTCTTCTTTAATCAACTGTTTAGTTGTTGTATCAAACTCAGACCCACTGCCACCGCTGCCTATATTTCTAATCTGAGCAGCGTAAGACGGAGCATGATTAAGAGCTTGTCTTTTCAGCTTCTCTATACGAGTCATTGCTTCTGTAGGATCTATTCTACGTCCCTGCAAAGACTCTTGGAGAGTTTGTATTTGTCCAGATAATTTTTGATACGCAGCATCCTCAGTAGGAGTTGATCCCATCTGATCTTGAAGATTCTTAATATCTTTACCGGTTTGAAAGTCATCAAGAAACTGACTCTCTGTTGCAGCAACATCTTTATTTAGTTTATTGAATTTCACACTCTGATAAATACCAGACGCTGCGTCAGCAACTTGATTTAAAGACTGTCCGCTTATCGCCTCTACAGGAGCTCGAATGAACGATTCACCTCTTAAAGAAGATCCTTGAGTTATTTGTGGGCTAAAGTCTGCCATGCTTAGTTATTCTCGTAATAATCGTTCATAATTTTTCTAGAATTCTCTCTCGATTTATCTAACTGATCGATAGCGTGAATTAGTTTTTCTCTATCTGCATCATTGAGGCCATCACTATGTCTTGCTGCATTCCTCATTTCCTGCAAGTCGTGATCAGCATCCAACATTCCTTTAGCGACAGTATTGGTTAAGTCTGTAACAAACTCTGCGAACCTAGGATCTAATTTAAATTTATTCTGCGCAGCCTTAAGAACGTTTACTCCGTACCGATCATCAGGTCCATTGTGAAGAGCAAAAGTTATAGCCATCATTCTTTCAGTAGCTTCTGGACTAATCCCGTACTTAGCATAAGTCTCATACATATATTTAGTAAGATGGTTAACATCATCATCGAAAGCAGCTACGTTCTCCTTACCAGAAGAATGCATCTTTTTATAAAGATCTAAGTAGTTATTGAAAAACTCAGCTTCACCTCTAGTCTGGATTCCAAGTACAGACTTCATCCATACTTCACCCATACTATTAGCCTCTACTGTAGGTTTTCCATCTTTACCTACAATATACAGTTTATCCATTCTTTCTTTGTAAGCCATCATCAAATTAAATTTATAATAATCAGAGAAGGACCCGAACTCACCTAAAGCCAATGTGTACGATTTAATAAGCTTTTGAGGAGTATTTAAATCATCTCGTATAGCCCACATATCATGTACGTAATTAGCTGTATCACCTATTTTTTTAAATATTTGTCCAGAAGCGCCTTGAAAAGCATCTACCATATTCCCATCCATAAAATTCTCTACTATATCAGGGATAAAATTAATGGCCCCAGCTGTAGGTGCTAGTGATGCTCCAACAGCAGACCTAGTAGTTCCTAGCTCATTACCTAACGCTAAGTCAAAAGAGATATTAAAAAGTGCCTGAGTCATACCTCCGGACAGTACATCATCTAATGCAGGAGGTATATCAATATCTAGCTCTTTACTCCACTTATCATATACTTCATGTAAACCAAAACCAGCAGTACCATATACAGCTGCTAAACCTAACAAATACCTAGCGTGGCCTGCTCTTTGTCCTTTCTTAAAAATACTTCCTATCTCTGGATCTTGGCCAATAATATTCAATAACATTTTATGATTAATAGCTAAGAACTGAGTTGCAGCTGCAAAAGCACCTTTCTGGTAGTTAAACTGCGATGTCTTAGTCATATCAATTGCATAATTTCTTCCTTTATTAGTTATCTCATCTAAACCTCTTTGAGAGTTCCAAGGAATGTCTGTACGTAATTTTTGATGCCGTCTTTTAGCAAATGACCAAGCCACTGCTAAGTTATAAAGCTCTCCCGCGTTAAAACCTACATTCTTGCCTACAGTTACTGGAAGCATAGCTGCTTGAACACCTTTTTGTGCTGCCCATCCCGCCCACGATTCAGGAATATTTCTTGACCAATTAAAATTAGTCTCTCCTACCGCAATATGAGAATCTACAGAAAAAGGTACTCCAGATTTTCTAAAAGCTTGAAAGAACTCATCGAACTCTTGTTCGGTATACCCACCTGCAGATGCCCATTTACGAATTCGAGCGTACGCTTTCGGATTCTGATAAGTAGCTAATCCGAACATTAACATTGATGCATCCTTAAAAGAACCTACCGTAGCAGCGGGATCTATTCCGAACAGATGAGCTCCTGTGGTCCCTTGTAGAAGTAGCTGTCTAGCAGGTTTTAATGGAATAGTTAGTATAAAAGCTGCACCTCGACCTACTTGCCCTGGAGTAGTTTTAGCCATAGCAGATGTAATAGCTGTAGACGCCATACTAAATTTATCAGGCGCTGTCCCGAACATTAGATCTATACGTTCAAGAGTCTGTTTCCACACTTCATCAATATATGTAGGAGTGTATTTAATATTTTCTAAGTGAACATACTCATTAAGAGCAGCAGCAGCATCTTGACCATTCATGGATCCAGCTAACTTTTTATCGAAATGCCATCCTTGAGTTACAGGATCATAGTTCCATAGTTTCCGCCCATCCTCAGTAGCAATCTTTCCGAAAGTTGCTCTATGACGTAGAGCCCCAGTCTCTATTAATTTAGCGTGAGTTACAACATTAGAGACAGCTCCTACCATCTTATTTATAGCTGTTATAGGATCCTCTATTGAAGATAAAGAACCATCCATCCTAGTCATGCGTGCTCCTCTTTCTGAAAACCAGAATTGCATTCCAGATCCATCTAGCATGTTTGCGTCTGCATCTAATAAATTATCTTTTGAGGATATCGCTCTATCCCATCTAGACGTAAACTTAACTGGACCTCCTTTCCCTGGTGGGAAATTATTTACTTCTTCTGCTCTCTTAATATATTTTCTAGCTTCTGCAGCATTACGTGCTACGCCAATAGTTGTTACATGTTCTTTCCTTATTCCGTCTACAATAGTGTCCTCTATTCGATCAATAAAATAAGTATCGTTATTAACTCTATAGTTATAACCTTCTCGGTATGGGTAAATCTGGCTGGGTAATTCATGCAGATCGTCCTTCCTTACAACAGCAAAGCTATACTTTCCATTTGAAGTATCGGCTTTTTTAAGGAGTCTAACAACCACTAATCCTTCGGCTGCTAATTCTTCTAGCTTTTTTTCAGTCACTCTTATAGTTGTATTATTTACAATATCAAATATTTTAGTAGCCCCTTTTATTACTTCTTTATGGTCTGCTATCTTAGCTCCATTTTTAAAGAACCTCTCTCCAGGCAGACTAATAGATAATCCCATGTAGCCGTCAGCTATAAGTCTATCCCTAATCTCTGTATTTTTAATCTGGTGTACAGTCCTATTTAACATTCTTGCAGAAAAGTATCCTTCTATTTCTTTTTTAGTGTATCTTCCTTTTAATTCATGATACTTGAATGTTTTACCTACTTCTCCAGTAGGAGTTCCAGTAGCGTCTAAATGTTTGAATTCTTCACCTTCTTTCAAAAGAGAAGCTACTCGTCTTTGCCCAAGATAGGATAAGTTAAAAAAAGGTGCTGAGATACGAAGTAAGTCATGTCTTACATTAAATTTATTAGCTAGGGCTACTCGAGATCCACCCAGCAATGTTCTGCTAAGATAGTTCTGAGAATTAGCCCAAGTACGTGATAAAGGGCCTAAGAGCTCTCCACCAGCACTTGTTGTGCGGTTGCCTCTTTCAGCTTCTAGAATTTCTGAATAAAACATAGGAGCTTTAGTTTTCATAGAAACGTAAAAAGGTCCTTCTAGTGTATGCGTCTTACGGTTATATACTTCGTAGGTACCTAACTCTCTATTCTTAGTAATGATCTTAATAGCTCCATCAGACAAAGGAATTCCTTCCTCTCCTGCCATCTTTCTTAAGTTAAGAGACAAGTGAAGAGCTTTTCCTAAAGTTAGAGGAGTATCTAATTCATTTCCATATACAACATTAAAGTTAAGGGTATTAGAGTCTGCGTCTCTTCCTACACTGGAGAATGAAGGTTTAACTTTACCTATAGCCTTTTCGTCTGAGAAAATGCTTATTAATCTTTCTTCTTTTGCTATATACTCAGCATCTTGAAATAGATATGTATTATCAGTAAACTTTCTTACTTCTTCAGATATAGTTTGTAGACCTTGAAGTTTCTCTACAACAGAGTTAGGAGCTCCTTGTAAATAAATGTCCTCGTCTATAAGATTAGCTGGAAAAGCTCTTTCTAACTCTTGAGCTGGAGAAGAACCTAACTCTGCAGCTATATCTTCTCTTCGTAATCCTTCTGCAGATAGTATAGCATCTAATTCAGGATTAGCATCTTGTAGAGCATTCCGTGCTTCATTAGACTTTGCTGCAGCAGAAGGAGACTTCTTAAGTTTTCCTAACCGAGTGAGGAGTCTTCCTAATCCACCTACAAGAGGAATTGCTCCAGCTAACTCTAGAGATCCAAAGATATTGAAAAGAATAGTGTGGAAAGGAATGTCACCACCAGGAGTATTAGCATAGGATCTAAATGCTTCTAGAGCAAATACTTTAACAACATCATTCTTGTACTGAGCTTCTCCATCTGTTATGGAGATACCGGCATGTTTAATAATAGAGTCTACAATCTTCTGACCTAATGCTTCTTTCTCATCGTCTGGAGTATTTCTATATAACCTAGCCATATCTCTTGTAGCCGATCCTCCTAGAAAGTTATACCTTTCCCCTAGAATATCTTTGGCTACATTTGCAAGGCCTATACCCTGCTCTCCAGTGAATGCGGAGATTATTAAGTCAGAAGTTAAGTCTTCTCCTGACATAGAAGAAGCTGCCACTGCTTGGCTTATTTGTCTATCTAGGATTTCTGCAACAGATCTTCCGTCAGATGTTCTGTTATCACCTAAAGAGTTAATAAAATTATTAGCGTTCTCAGTAGTTCTGACATCTGCAGGAGAACGGTCTAGGAAGTCCTCTGCTGCACTTTCTAGCCCAGCCCTACGTAGGTCCGACCTTTCAGCTACAATCGCGTCGGAGGCCTGTAAGAGCGACTGAACGGTATTGACATCGCCTTCTCTAGCGTAGGAGTAGATATCTTCTTCTAAAGAGTCTATTTCTCTATCTCTGACAGATTGTTTAATCTGATCGTAGATCGGAGAGTTGCCTTCGCTCTTTAGTTGATCATACATTCCTTTATACTTAGTAGTTATTTCTCCCTCATCTTTATCTGCTAATGAGGCAAACAATGCCATATCTGCAGCTTCCTTGTCAGGGATAGGCGAACGTACAGGAGTGTAAAGACTGTCACCACTCTCTGTAATATACTCTTCTTCATCTGAATATTGAGATGGAATATAACTTGGAATACTATCTATAGGTTTCTTAGATACATTAGCTACCTCCCGAGGGCTAGCCCCGAGAGACAATGCCTTCATTTGAAGATTCTCTTCTTCAGTAATACCTAAATCATCTACTTCTTTATTCATTATTTAAATGCCGAGGCTGCGGAGCCAATTGAGCTTGATATGTTACCAAGAGTTTGAAAGTTAGCTGCAGATTGCAGTCTTCCTGATATACGTTGAGACAGCTGTTGGTTTATAGTAGAGTTAGCAGTTTCAAATGCCGAATTAGCCCCTATTGCGCTGGCTGCAGAAGTAGCTCCTGAACTTCCTTGAGTTCCTGATTGTGCAGCTGAGTTAATTACTTCTGCCCTGCGTACTCGAGACTCTCTAGCTATCCTACGACGCTCTAAAGCTGCTTGACGATCTGCTTGTTTTTGCTGAAGTTTACCGGCTTTCCGCTGTTGTCCTGCTGAAGCAATAGAGGCTCCAGCTCCTACTACTGCTGATGCAGCCATAATGATAGGTATCGCTGGCCCCATTATCTTATATCCTCTAAAAATGCTTTTAATTCTATTCCCATATGGAATACTTTTCCTATACTACTTAATTCACTGTTTAGGTATAACCAATCATTCTCTAACGCATACACTATAACATGAGGTAAAGATTTAGGGATCAAAGCCAATAAGTATTTAACTTCTTTTGGAAAATCTTTACCTATAGCTTTTTTTAATTCGTTGTTTATTAAGTCTTTGTGAGGCCTAAAGTTAGGCCTAATACATACATGAATATGCATTGTATCTACTGACAATCTGTGAAAGTAATAGTATCCTGCTAAAACTTCATCAACTTCTATCTTATACCAAATAAGCTCATCATCACTCAATACACAGTCTATGTCTATTAGGTCATAAGAGATTTGATCCCAAAACTCATTCAGAATAGTTCTAATATCTTCTTTGTTGTTATCTAGCTTTACTGTTACATTAATCATCGGCGTTTACCTTGAATGTAGTACCCCAACCATAAATAACACAATCCTTGGCAGGTTCTGATTCAAATCTTAATACTAAAGATTTACCTCTACCTCTAATTTTATTCTTAGAAGTAATTACAGATTGTCCATAGTCGAAGGTATCTGCAGAATTCGCTGGAATATAATTCCTTCTTAGCCTGTAAACCTGAACCGGATCTGCTATCTTACCTGAATTAGCATGATTCGCAAAATCCCACTTAGTAGTCATCAAACATCCAGAAGGATTTAAAGGATCTAAATTAACATCAAAACCTGTCTCTGTTCGTTCCATGTGAACAGAAACATAATGGCCTTGTTTATTTCTTTGAGAATCTCCCAAAGTTTCAAAACCTGTCTCTAAGTATGCTGGCGCATCTACTCCAGTACTATCATAAGTTTCCCAATCTAAGAAACTAGGATTATTTAACTGTCCGAAAGTAATATAAGGGTCTGTGGAGCTTAAAATAGTAAGTATTAAGTAAGTTAAATTGGATACATTATTTATAGGTATCGTGCTAGTTATTACTACGTCTACTCCATCTGCCTGTACTTGGTCACCGTTTACAACGACTTGATCTACGTAAGTAGATATAGCAACGTTAGGGCTTATAAATAGTCCGGCTACTGCTGGATAAGTTACGTCTGATAGGTCACTAGAAAATGTATAATGATAAAAAGCTTGTAGCCTGAGGTCTAGATTTAGTTGGCTGTTGAGTCTGTAATTACTACCTTCTAATGTTCCAAATAAAGCATCGTTACTGAACATCCAAGATATAACTTTTGATTCTCCAGAATAAGCAGCAGTAACTATTCTTTTAGCTGTCGAAGGGATATCATTATAATAGCTTTGGATTGTTGTACTAGTCACATTGTCGACACGAAAACTGAAACCACCTGGATCTGCTTGGAGAGTATATATACCGGAATCAGACCAATAATAAACACCTCCTTCTGCTTCAATGACAGATTCAGGACTAGTTAAACCTACATTAGTAACTTTATTAACTTGATAACTTGTAGCTGAGAATCCATCTTCAACCCCTCCTCTGATTTCCCAAACTCCATTAGTTGCGAAAACTAATAGTATCTGGCCAAAAGAGAAGAGTTTGATGATTTGAGCAGCTTCTGGGATCTTAATAGTCCCTCCGTCCGAAGCTACTAGATCTGAATTATCATAAGATGTAGGGTCTCCTGCTTGGAAACATTTCCCTACACTATCTATACTCTCAGCCACTTGAGAGAAAGCTACATAACTTCCTAAGTTTGGTGATTTAGGATCTCCATCTACTATTGTAGAAGAGAATCCAGAGTAAAAAAGCCTTCCTGCGTAAGGAGCAACACATTTTATACCTCCCTCAGTCCGATCTGTTGGTAGAACTAGGAGGGAAGGAAGAGGAGCTCCTAAAGCAGATGGAGATCCATTAGTTTTTATTTTATCGTAACACCCGTACAAATAGCGGCCAGACGCCCCACTCAATTCTCCCCATGAAGTATCAGAAGAAGAAGAGTAATTATTCATTATACTCAATTTTCCAGACAAGTAATACCGTGTAATCCCTCTCTGAAATATATCGATGACAGAGAATCCTACTGGAGAAGATGCCCCCCCTATTGAAGAGGATACTACTACATCTGTATCAACATTACCTGGTTCATCTGGAAGTATCCCAGCAGATAAAACGTCCTGGAGGTTAGGCCACCTATCTATATCGTCTCTAAACTGCTTAGCAAAATTAGAAAATAGGATTATACTAGGCTTACTTCCAATAGAGTTAGTAGATCCCCACCCTCTATTAATTAAGTTGTACCATCTAGTATCGAACTTCGGTTGAACAGTTTCGCTCTCAAGTACTCTGAATTCATCTGCGTAACTATCTTCAACACCCCACAGATCTCTAACTAATAGGCCGTGTTCATGTATCTCGAAGTTTCCGGAAACATCTGTGTTATACACTATTTGAAATATAGATCTTCCTCCAGTAACGATGATTAACCTTCCGGATACACTGGAGTATTGGAATACAGACGTCTTATCAGACTCATCAAGTGAGAATGAAATCTCTCCTAACAAAGCAGATGTCACAGGGGCAGCAGTTGCATCAAAGAATTTTAAGGAGTTTCCGATTTGTACGCAAATAATAATAATGTTCCCATCATTATTTACACCTTCCCATTTAAATAGCGAAATAGCTGCATCTTCTAAGTACGCTAAAGTAGTCCCTGTAGATTCTAAATCTTCACTAGAATGGTCTATATTGGCTTCATAATCTATACCTAAGCGTCTTTGTCTGTAACCTTTAAGGTTTAACTTAAAATTAGACTCATCTTGTGATGCGTTCTCCGGAAACGTAAATGGCCCAGCCTCAGTAATAAGGCCTCGCACAAACGTCATGTAGTCTTTATTTACTGGTATCTGAGCCATTATTGATTGTCAATCTATTTTTTCTAATTAAATAATTATCTATAGAAGCTTGAGCTGATTTATGAGAAGTGTATAATCCTGCTAAATCTCTAGGAAGTTCTCCTCCATTCTCATAATAAACCTCATATATAGATCTACCTTTACTGTTTCGTATTAATAGTTCTTTGGTTTGTTTAACCTTTTCTACCATAATCTGGATACCTGACTCCACCGTGAACTCGCCAAGATTTCCTTGACAACCATGTATTTTGCCTTTTAGCTTTCTGTTCTGCTTTAATATTAGCAGTTTGTTTAATAACCATGAAGGCAGTTGATTTAGCTTCTTCTACTAAAAGAGGAAAAGCTTCGCTAGGAATATCCGGTATAGCTGAATCTGTATGAGACCAAGAAGGTTCTACGTATACAACTATTTGTGTATTTGATTCTTGAAGGGTATTTTCTATATCAACATCATACGAATCCATTACAACATATTCATCATCAAAAGATGTATACCATTGAGGTTGAGCATTAGTTCTTACATAAAGAGGTGCTCCTCCAAAATCAGTAACTTTTATGATATTAGCGTCTGTAACATTTCTTGTATTTATTTTTTTTAAGAATAAGTCTGTCTCCAGATACTTTATTTCTTCGTATCTATCACGAGTTAATTCTGTAGAGATTAACTTGTTATAATTTAATGTAACAAGCTCTTTTACCAGTTCTGGAAGCTTCATATGAGTCGGACGAGCAGAGTCTCCTGAGGCTTCTAACTGGATTGTTCTTTTTAAATGAGGCCAATTACGATTGGCCATCAATTCAAAATAGGCAGTTTTTACTATCTGTGCTATTTGAACTGATTCAACAGTACCATTTATACTATTAACCGGATCAGAGTCAATATCATTTGCAATATCATTTACTATTTCTAATAGTGTCAACTTAGCCATTAGCTTCTACCTATTAACACAGCATTAAATCCAGCCTCGTATACTAAGATGTCGTCAGTATCTCCAGCTTCATCTGATACTACATAAATAGATAGAGTATTGGCTGACAGGGAGTCCATCCAAGAAAAAGATGCATTATACAAAGTATCTGCTGCAGTTGTTGTGACGCTACAAGCTTTAGAATAATTTGCACCAGAAGAAGCATCATCAATTACTATTTGAAATCTATAATCACCAGCATCACCTGCTGCTGCGATCGCAAAAGTAATATCGAAATTAATTAGATATTCTCCATTAATAGTCAAGTCTATGTCGCCAGTGACGTGGGATGCGGTCATACCATAGCTAGTTCCTGTAGATCCTTCAAAGACATTTGCTAACTTCTTTGGAGTTGTCCCTATAGTATCAACTGCAATGCCAGTTGCATCTGATAAATCCATCCACCCATAAGAAGGGGTAATAGTAGTCCATGTGCCGCTACTGACACCATCTGATAAATATACTTGCCCTACTGTTGCGGCTGCAACGCCTTTAGGTTCGTGTATTTCAGGATCCGTAATAATATTATGTTCTGTTGTCATTTTTATCTCATTAAAAATAAAGAGAGGGGAGACAAGCTCCCCATCTAATTTTTAGATTTTTTGGTAACGTATTACAACTTTTGCTTCACCGCCTGTAGCAGAAGGAGTAGTTCCATCTACCAAAACACTAACAGCAGTTGCAGCAGCTAAAGGAGCTGCCCAAGTACCACCAGGAGCATCTATAGTTGTAGTCGCTGCAGCCGGGTTAAGTATTTGCATACCATAGTTAGTATCTTCTGATCCTTTAGTCCCAACATAAATGTCGTTATCAGCATTACCTAAAGTAAATGCAGTTGTAACTTCACAAATTGCTTCTAAAGCAACAGCACCAGCAGGTAGAGTAAATAGAGTGTCAAACTCAACTGCACCATCAAAATCATCACCAGTAATATATACTACCAATTCTTCAATAGCGCCAGCAGTAGCCATTTTACCACCGCCTACAACACCGTCCTGTGTTCCACGTGCACCATATTGATTGAATACGCCCAATCCAGCGGTATCTTCATAAGACATTATTTATATCTCCCTTATGATGCTGAAGTAGCAGTAGCAGACGTTACAACAACACCTAGAGTGTCTATACGTTGTGCGCCAATACCGAAACGGCCAGCCATTGTGAATTTGTCACGACGTTTGTCCATATCACGTTGAGTTTCAACGGATGGGAGTGCACGCCATGCAACCATACCTGGTTTACTATTATCATCTGCAATTGACATGAAGATGTTAGCTACACCAGAAGTAGATGCAGAACTTGAACCATCAAACAAAGTAAGAGTTTCAGCTGTTACTGTTGGAAGACGATTAGAAGTCCAGATCTGCCATCCATGCATCATAGTTACGAACATGTGATCACGATCGAAACCATCTTTAGCAAGACGGTAACCTTCACCTACTGCATCTAGATTAGTAACCAAAGTAGCAGTTTTAGAAAATGCTGCTGCAGTAACTGGATCTACAATCGCAATACGACCACCAACTGAAACGTTAGCTTTGTCGAATGCAAGACGCATATCGATCAAATCACCTTCAGTCATAGTCTGATTTCCGCCACCAGCACGAAAACGATGCCGAAAATTGTTAACAGAGTTAGGGTTAGATGCTGTATGAGAAGCGTTCATAACTGCTAAGAAGCGAGTTTCGAAGTTCTCTTGGAAAGCACGTTTGCCTTCTTCAGCACGAGCAGCATGCAATTGTTCAACCTGTGAACCATCTTGACGCATTTCATCAGTTACATACCAAGCATCACCTGGGTAATCAGTAATACTTAAAGTTACTGAGCCAGAGTCAATTGGGTTGTAAGTAAATGCTTCATCTTCAGTAATATCTTGAAGAGTAACAGTACCGATTGTTTTTATGTTTAAAGTAGTACCAGATCCGAAGTCAGAAACGTTACGATAGAAATTTGTTGGTAGTAAACCATCGTGAAGATTTCGGAGCAGGAACTGGGAATACTGTTGTGCTTCGATAAACGAAGTATTAGTAGTAGTAGTAATCATTCCTTAGAATTCCTTAATTATTCAACCCTTCGCCAGCTTCTTTCCATTTATGGACAGAGCTGCCAGAGCTATTAAAATATCTGGAAGTATAATCTACCGGCTTATCGCCTACGGGCTTGAGAGCTTCGGTATTTATACTTCCTGTTGTTTTTGAATAAGATGTGTCTGAACTTCCAAAATAAGCTAATACAGCTTTAGGTGAAGAAGCTGCGAGTTCTACCAAAGTAGTTACATCGATTCCTAATTCATCCGCTTTATTTTGATAAGCTTGTTTAGCTTTTTCTGCATTTCCATATTTTTGTATTAAAGAGTTAGAAACTGTTAGTTTATTACTCTCTTGAATTTCCTTTGTTTTCTCTTCCTTAAGAGATTCAGCTATCATCTGTTTTAATTGCTCTGCATCAACACCTTCAGTCTTTGTCGGTTCTTGTTGGTTATTTTTAGCAGATATAGTACTAAAAGCTTGCTCTAAAGTATCTTTTTCCATCTTTGTTTCTCTGTGTAATTTGTTCTCTTCTTCAAGAGTTTTGATATAACGTTGAGAGTGATTTAATGCTTCCAAAGCGGTAAAGACATCTTTATATTTTGGTTCGCCTCTATCATCTACGATTGTACTTAACCTTTCGTTAAATACTGCTTCCAGGTCTGGTGCTTTATTATTATCTGTAGATATTTTTACTTCCTGGTCAGAAGTTGTCTTCTGGTCATCGACTTTTTGTTCTTCGAATATGTTCTCTACTGGTGCTACTTTTTCTTCAGTTGACTGGTCAGTCATTTTAATCCCCATATTTTAAATTATTTAATAAATCTATCACTTTAAGAAAAGCTCTCTGCTCCCCAATAAAGTCTGCTTGCTTCAGAGACCATGAAGGTGTATCATAATCTCTAGTTACCTGATTCTTCTTAGAAGCTTCTAAATCCTTCTCCATCTTTTCAATAAACTTATTGATGAATGGTTGAGAAGCTATTACTTCAGATACAAACTGTTTCTTATCGGCAACTGATAAACCTTTAGTCCAAGAAGAATACATTATTGTTGTGGTCCTGTGTCTGTCATTGCGTTAACATCAGAATTCTCTTGGGTCATATTCATAGCCTCTTGAGTCTCTGCTTGTTCATATACAGCTACATTGTCTCGGAATAGCTGAAATCTTTCTAATCCTAAAGTATCTTCTACAAGTTTAGCTAACGCTTTAGAGCTTAAATGAGGAGCTATGGTTTGTCCGATCGGAGTATTAAATATTCCTGACAAGTTCTGCATTAACTGTGCTCTAGCTGCAAAGTGACGTGCACCAACAGGGCGTATTTTACCTTTAGCTGTTATATCTTCTTTTGTAATAGCAATGAACTTAGAGACTCCAATATCATCATCCATCACACGTATTAGATCAGAAGTATCCATATTACGTCTAGCTACTTCTAACATTGCATTTAGAAGAGGCTCTAACAAGTTAAGCTCAAAATTTCTTACTTTCTCTTGAAATATACGTCCTGAAGCGTTCTCTAAAGTTTGTACTTCAAAGGCAGTCTTCTCGCCAGGAGTGCGTATGCCCATAGCCTGTTTAGGCGCTCCAGCTAGATCTTCCATCCTATTCTCTAGGATATCTATTTGAAGGTCTGCGTTTAATGCTGTTGTGTCTGGAACCAACATTTTAACATCTGACTCAGGATCATCCAAAAAGATTTCTGCTCTAGGGGCCCATTCAAACGGTTCAACGTCACCTCTAATCAATAAAGGAGGGAACGCTATAAGGTCAAACATATCAGCTTTGAGGTTTTCCAAATGGTCAATCCTATACTGCATTCCGACTAAATTAGCTAAAGGACCCATTGCATATAAGTTATCTGGACGGAGTCTCCAACCTACATGGCATTTAGAACCTTTACCTAACCAAGAAGGTATTTGCTGCTCTCTTATGATATATGATCTGTCTAGGACAGTGATCGTATAATTCCGTAAGAGGATGCCTTTCTCTGCGTCATATAAATCTCCCTCGAACTCTAATATCTCACAGTAAGGGGATTGATAGTATGCTTGCAAGTTACCAAATCCGTCTATAGAGTATTCAGCCGCTTTATGAAAATCCTCTGCACTATAATGTCCATTGATAGCAGCTGATCTCACCTTCTCAGCCTTCTTGAGAGCATTTAGATAGTACTGTTTTTCTGGCATAGTTTCAGCATCTGCTTTTAACTCGCCAAAACTTTTCACATATCGTGTGATCTTAGGGGAGTTAATAAAAGATGCTGCAGATGGATTGAATACTATATCGTATGGAGAGTTACGAACTGCTCTAGGACCTATGTACCCAGGTATCATCTCTCCTGTTATAGAATCTTCTGTGTACTCTGCAATAAACTCTACATCAGCAAAAGCATTTCCTGTATCAATGTAATCATACACTAATTGAGAGATAGTCGTTATAAAATTACTTTCCCTTAACTTATTAGCCATATATCCTTCAATAGCTTCTGCTTTTGTTTTAGAATCGTCTTCTAAACTATTACCTTCCCATTTAACCCAATTATCATTAGGAAACAATGCAGCCATATAGTTAGCATGCAAGTTGTCTCTGATCTGAGTCAGTTTCGGTACTGTCGTACTATTCTTCCAAGGAAGTTTCTTATTCGAGGTTTTAGTTGTGTCTGTCGCAAATAAGAAGTTTCGGAGCTCATGTATCTCATTAAGCCACGGTTGACGTTGGTTATCTAAATCAGAAAACATTTCTGCGATTGCTGTCGCCTTATGCTCTCTAGTCATTAGGTTTTCTAGTTCTGCTACCTTACCTGCCATTAGTGAGTAACTCCGCCCCATCTATTATGATAAATTATATTATCTTGTTTTTTTACTCTAGCTGCTCTCTTAGGAGCAACTGCTATATCTATAGCTGCTGTTAATGCGTCTTTTATGTCATCATGTGGAGGTTTGTTTAGAACCAACTCTTCTTCTAAAAGAGTACAATTACCGCCTTTATAGTGCCACACAGAAAGATTATCATATTTAGGCTCTAAGGTAGATGATATACGCTCTTCCTTAGTCCCTTCATTCCTTGTAGGACGATACTCATCTATGCTTAAAGATAACCCATAAGGTTTTATATAACTTTCTTTAAGTTCCTTAACGATAGCCATCTGTCCTACGGTCATCTCTGCTCTAATTTTTCTAAAGCCCCACTTCTGATGATTAACTAAGATGTGATCAAAGTACTCAGAGATGCGGTCTGTTTTAAACCTATCTATTTCGAGAATATAAATATTATTCTCAAAATCTACCCCTATTACAACTACTGCTGAATAATCAGCTTTAAATTTTAAAGAGAAAGCAAAATCTATTGCTGCAAATACATTCAGGGGTCTACTTTTAAATATCCACCTACCGTCTTCAAACTTTAAATGTTTAGGGTCGTAATATTGAAACTTATTCCTTCCTATTCTTGCATTTGATGGATCATTAGGGTTGTTATAATATTGAGAATAAAATTGAGCAGAATCTACATACTCTGATCTAATCCTCTCTAATTCTTTCCTATCAAACCCAAAACATTTACCGTCAGCTCTGTATTCTTTTGGCCAGAGAAATAACCCTTCTGTCTCTACTACTCTTTCTATAACTTCATAGGTTTTTTCTTTACCTACTAACTCATCATCGTCGTTATAAATATCTTGGGTGATCTCTACCAAAGTATTGTATAAATCATCTGGATGGTACCTAGTACCTACAACAGTAGTCTCTGCTCCTGGGTTCTTAATAGAAGCTAATTGAGAGTATAGTCTTGAAACTTTCTCTCTCCCTTCACCGGTATAAGCATTATTAGGTACTACCAGATCGTCCAGAACAATATAGTCGCAGTGAAGACCAGTAATATTACTAGTAACTCCTCTAGCCGCAATAGTAAAGTCTCGAACACCTTCTAGTTTCCTGTGAGGATGATCAACAATAACCTCTCTAGTAGTCCACTTATCTCTTTGTCCTTCCTCTTCTTTAACCATCTCTGGCCAAAGAGTGCGATAAACATCGCTAGTCAAGATCTGCTTTATAGCGTATAATTGAGCTTCTGCAAGCTCTGAAGTAGCGGATACATAAAGTATTGTAATACAAGGGTTCTTAGTTATCTCCCAAGCAGCTTTAACTGCCGCACAATGGCTCTTTTGATGACCACGGGGGATTAGTGCAAGTTGGTTTTTCTTTCTTAGAGGACGTGTCCACCATTCAAAAATCTCCTCATGAATATCTCCATATACTCGATGAGGATTTACTAGATGAGCAAAATATACTAGATCAGACTCAGCTCTTTCTCTTACTTTATCTAGGCTTAGCTTGTGAGGTACTCGAGCCATTACTTACCAGCCATCCTATCTAGGATGTTGGTTACTTTACTTTCTATTCTAGCTTGTTTAGCTTTTTCTTCGTGAACTTCCAACTTACTTGGACGTCCTGCTTTTCTTTTACCAGAAAGATCGATAAGAGATTTAGCTGCCGTTATGTTACCACTTTCGGCTTCTTTAATCAGAGCTGCCTTTCCTAGTGCAAATTCTTTTATTTCTCTTTCTTCACGCCACTTCTTAAGTTCTTTAGCAAACCAAGGAGATGCGCTAAGAATTTGCCAATGTTTCCAGGAGTTAAGTAATTTATAAGCTGCTTCATATTCTGAGTCACACTCCATATATAAACGGTACACAGATAAGTGACCTTTATAATCTTTTTCTTTCATACAAAAAGGAATATAGTCAGACCCTGTGCTGAATCTGAACTCATAGAATAACGATTGAGTTAAGTGACACCCATTAGAGTTAGTTAATTTACTGTAATCTATTTTCATATTATTCTGGCGTAGGCTCTGGGTCAAAGACAATGTTTTCTATTATATATCCGTAGTTTGAACTGTCTGAGACAACTACTAAATTATCTATATCTGCATTCCCTCCAGTCCAGTTCAGTACTTGAGAGATAGTCTGTCCAGCTGCTGAGAACTTCTCTGTAAAGAGATCGTGCATTTCTAGATTAAGAAAACCATCTTCATAAGAGAAATATATCTCTGGGTACTCAGCGTAAGGGTTAGAGGTCCATCCTGCAGGAGATCTAAGAGTAATAGTAACAGAGGTTGGTGTTTCTCCATACCCTGTAGCCCATGACCCAGCTGGCGCTATTGTAAACGCTGAGCTGTCTCCTTGTCCACTGATCTGCCAGACAATCTCTTGCAATCCATCATCAGGAACAAAGAAAGTACTTACAGTTGGATAGTAGCTAGAAGGAGGAGTCAATGTTACGCCTTTAGCAACTTCTACAGACTCCCCTACTCTACTTCCTGTTATTCCTGGTAGTATCATATTAAGCTAAAACCAAGTAACCAAAAAGCATCCAAAGATCAGTATCTGTAGAACTTTTGCGTAAAGTCCAAGGCCCATACTGAGGAACACTGTTTGATAGATCTGCATTAAACCTGAGAGTGATTCCGCCCACTCCAAAAGTTAATGTTCCTGTTCCGTGATGGAATCCAGACACTGTGTAACCGCTTCCAAGATCATCTGTAGCTTCAACAGGGATCGTAAGCACGATGTTATTAGATCCTGTAGTCTCTACAAATTTACCTTCATATGTAGAATCTAGAGTATCGCTAGAAGTGACTTCTATAGATCCGACAGTAAATATATCTAGAACGTCTCCGTACCGGACAGGCTCGCTACCTGAAACTGCTTCTGGAAGATTCAAGATACGATTAGAATTCATATCTAGACTATTCTCCATCTGGTTAGCTTCACCAGCAGGATTATTTCGATACAATACGTTATCTTGAAACTCTGCTTCTAGTAAATCATTATTAGCATTAACAGCAGCTGTGCTGTTGAATCCGCCAGAAGCGTTTGTAAGGGTTAACTTTGCCATTTATGACTTACTTCCTATTAGTGTTTTGAAACTTACACCATGATCTTTCAGAGCAGCAATACCCCAAATAGCACCAGTAATGGCGTAATAGATTTGCATGAATCCTTCTGGTACTAGTTTTAAGTTAGTCCAAATCTCTCCACCATAAGAAGGGTGGACAACAGTAACTAAGATAGGCCCAGCAAACAAAAGGAAGGACATATGCTTAAGACCTTTTGAGGAGGTCTCAAGTGCTTTCATTTCCCACTCGTGGTTATAAGAACCTTCGTCCAAGAGAAGTCTCTGACGGTTCTGTATACCTGCCATCTTCATATCATGTACAGCTTTCCTCTTATCTTTCCAAAAAGAAAAACCTTCTTTGACTATATTTAATAATATTTTAATCATATAACCAACATACCTCCTTAGGCTTCGTAGGATCGTCGTCAACGTGGATAAAGGTCTTACCTATACCTATCCTACGGAAACGTGGTAAAAGAGCTTGTAGGAGCTTATAGCGAGCCTGAGAGCTATTCACAACTATATCAGCTGCTAGTCCTTGAGTATGAGCAGAGTTAGCTA